CGCCGCACAGTTCTCGATACTCGGCATAATCTTTTGCCGAGCCGTTGCTCAAAGACATTTCCATATCACGTACTCTGTCTTGTAATTTGGTATTTAAAAGTTCAAAGAGGTCCATGTTTCTCACTTAAAAGGTTTTTGACGTAGCCATTTCGTAGCCACCCACTTAACCCCTTTCTTAACTGGAACGCCTGCGTGTAATGACTCACGTTCCATGTTGGGGTATCTAAACAGCATGGCGTTACCCTCTGCGGCTTCAAACTCTAAATTAGCCTCGGGGAAATAAGTACCACCCCCTTCTTCTGGGGTGTTTAAATAAATAAGAACTGTCGCCACGCGCTGACCCGCGGTCTCTAGTGACTGCGTTTTAATCGATCTAGAGGCGTCGAAATAATCGTGATGCGCTTTGTACTCCTGGCCTTCCTCATAACGAAGAATTTGTAAGTCCTCTCCGTTTTCTACCGGGATACCAGTTAGTTGTGCAATCCTTTGTTCTATTTCACTAATCAAAGGCGTACTGCCACGCTTTAAAAAACAACCATAACTGGTTCTATTAGGATGATCTGTGGATTCCCCAGTTTGATGATGCACAACCGTCGATTTATTTAACTTCGAAGTCGTTTGAGTTATTAATTCTTGGCATTGTTCTTTTGTTAAAAAGTTTGAATACAGCGCCGTCTCTATGGGTTTTTTAGACTTAAATAACAAACGACTTGTTTCTTTTATGTGTGGTAGCGACCAGTGATAAAAGATATAAACTGCTCGTTGCTTTTCGCCGCATAATAATTCGTCGCGCCAGTGAGGGAATCGCCTCCCTTCCATAACAGCGCCATAACCCACGCCGAAATGCGCCTCAAGATATTTCTCTTTATAGTGAGATGTATCGGCTTTTAAGTCCCATTGATCGCCACTATAAGTTTTTGCGCTGATATTAAGCGGCCAATCAAGATTATTCTTGTCTTCGAGACAAACGCTTAATGAAAGATCTAACCCTTTACGGTCGGTGTGCAGGTTTAAAACACTGTGCCGGTGGTAAGCCCTCGTATAGGTGTTAGCAAACACCGCCGTAGGGTATCGATCTTTAATGAGTGAGGTGACACGATCTACATAATTTAGTGACTTAGGTAAATTGAAGTAGCCATAACTATTTCGATAGTACTCAGGCATATTGTTTTCATCGTTATGCTCCATCGAGAAAAACTCTTCAACCAATGATTTACATTCATCATCATTGAATACCTTTAAGTCACTATTCCAGATCATTAAGTCCTCGTCATTTTCGTAAGCACATCAGCCTTTAGTTTTTTATCGGTCTCTACAGCCTTAGCCGATAAGCGTTGACGTTCTTTTTGAGCCTCTATCGCGATACGCTCTTGCTCAACCTTCAGTCTTGCTTGGGCTAAAGCGATATCTGCCTGATCTTTGGCTGCTTTACGTTTAACTTCTTCGGCTTTGATCTGAAGTTCAGCTTGCTGCATCTGAACAATCGGATCTTGGGCTTGTTGCATAGCCTGTTGCTGTTGGGCTTGAGCCATGTTTTGCTGTAAGAGCTGCGCGCCAGCCTGAGCCGTAAGCCTTGAGATCTCCACTTCAATATCTTCGGGGAGTTTTTCGTTCGGCGGTGGTAAAGGAACGCCAATTTGTTCTTCAATCTTCTTCCGATAGAGGAACGATAAGTGTTCTGCTACGTGGGCCTGTACCGCGGAGCCGATTTGCTGCGCCATAGGGTTCTGACCAATCATTTGTTGGATCATCGGATCCTGAATAAAGGTCATATGGGTCGCAATATGGGCGTCATGGTCCTGATAAATGAACGCTTTTGTGGGTTCCATCCTTAAAAACGCCATGTTTTCAGAAACAGGGTCTTTAGGATGCTGATCTTCTGGTAAAGGAACCAACTTATCGGCGTTTTTCACCCCTAAAACCTCAATCATTTGCCGGTGTAATTGGGGTAAATCGTAGATTTGTGGGGCTTGCGCGGACAATTGGATGACCGCTTGGTACTGCATGATCCTTTGCGCCATCGTTGCAGCGTTAGGATCACTTACCGGGATGATTTCTACGTGTTCGTAGTCCTCTTGTTTGGCTTTTCTGTTCCCACCTTCGGGGATATAGCTGTAATCCTCGGGGGAAAAGTCCCTAATAATGTCCTTTAGCAGCTTAAATTCCTGTTTCATGGCCGCATGAACACGGGCTTGCACCGCACTCATGGTTTTTAACTGCCTCTCTAACAGGGCTAAGGTCGTTCCTACCGGCGCTTGAGACGACATATCACTGACTTTCATGTCAGCAATTGATCCCAGTCTTCGTCCTTCCTCACTTATCTTATCTAATAACGCCGCTAAGACTTGTGACGGCTCCTTATAAGGAAGCGTCATGATGTTATCTTTAATCGCTCCGCTCGGAACGTCTACGTCTCTGAATTCTCCTGGCGCTATCGGGGTGTCATCACCCTTTACTCTAAGCCCTCGAGATTTAAGACCCCCAGGTAGATTCGATAAAGTACCCGCATCGACTAACTGTCTAATTAACATCGTACCGGCTCGAGCATATCCACCGATTAAATGTATATATCCAAAGCCATAAGCACCAAATCCAGGTACGTAGTCATACTGAACTAAATGCTGGCGCTTCTTATAAAGATGATCGCCTTCTCGCCAGTTTCTATAAATAGATAAAACCTTGTTCGTTCCTTTATCGATGGTCACAATATAAGGAACGGCTACATCGTCTTCTTCTTCATACCCAGGTAGATTTAAATCAACCTGTATTTCACAGATTAAATACCTATCGTCGTCGTTAATCGAAAAACCGGTCTCTTCGGCTTTCTTTTCTTCAACGTCATTATGAATTTTTACAGGCTCACCTAACTCGACATCTCTATAAAATCCTTTAACCTGTAGCCGGTGGATATCGTTTTTAGTCTTACGCATCATATGGGTGACGCGTTCTGCGGTTCTCGCCCCAGAGGCTCCGTAAGGAATAATCACATCCTCGGCAGGAATAAATACTGCCGTCTCTCTTCCTAAATTCGGATCGTAGTAAACCTTCTTAAAAGCAGCGCCGCTTAGACCTAAATTAAATAACATCCTTTCATGCTCAGGCCTATATTCAGGAATGGTCTCCGTTAAACGATAATTCATATCGTCTCTTACACGCTCTGCGGCATCTTCTTTTTCTTTCGTGATCTGGCCGATAATCTCAGTCTTTACTGGACCCTGAGCCGGGAAGGTCTCAATAATCATTTCAGACTGAAACCGTACCGCCGCTTCTGTTAATAAGGTCGAGAACACACCGCAGGCTCCGTTCCACGGTTCTGTCCTTTCCTCGTACTTCATGCCTAATACTTCTAAGCCTTTGACGTACATATCGACCCAGTCTTTTCTGGATCCAATATCGGCATCAACTTCACCCATTAAATCAGACGCCAGGGTTTGTAGTTCAGAGTCGTCCATGTACTCTGCTAAGTTCGCATCAAAATCCTCTGCTGCTTCCTGCCCAGGTTCGATTTCTATTTCCAGGCCATCCATCCCTATGGATACAGACTCAGGATTTACAATTTCAATTTCAATACCTTCTGACTCGATAGGCTCAAGGGGTCGGTCGATCATCTTAGTTCCTTAGTAGTAAGCTTTACGGCGAAACGTTACGGGTTCATCTTCCTCGTCGGAAGCTAATCTTAAGAACCCACCCTGCCTGAATCGTATCAGTGCCTGCACACTCGAGTCTACGAGGTCGTCATGTTCTGCGTTAGGGAAGGCAGCCATCTGTTCGACGACTTCCTCTGCCCATCTAGTATCAGGCCGCCAGACTTTCCCTGATCTAAATAAATCAGAAACACTATTTATCCTTACGAACTTATCATTACCTCTTACCGGGGTGTACTCTGAAACAAGTACCCCCATCTGCCTAAGTTCAAACACCAACGGCGCGCCAGCAGCTTTGGCCTCGATAATACAAGCATCAGGCTCCCAATATTTATACTGGCTTAACGCTTTGTCTTTTAACTCAGGAAACTCCATCCTTTTTTGAAATGCATCCAACATTATTATGTTCGGATCTCTCTTATCCTCGTCCTTATAAAATACTCCCCAAGTCGTACACGCCGAGTAGTCAGCCCTCTCACTTTTCGTAAACGCCGTGTCCCAGCTCTGAATAATAAAATCACACACTGGAGGGTCGTCCTTCTCCCACAACTTCCACCACTCTCTTTTTACTATCGCCCCTTCTTCTCCGGTCGGGGTCTGCTGGTACTGAGCATTCCATTTTGAAGGAGGTAATTCTTCTTTTAACGCCTCTAACTCTTTTAACGACCAGAACTCAGGCCATAGAGGATTTCCACTCGGCATAATCGCCGGTAGTTCAATAACCTCCCATTCCTCGTGTCTGTCCCTCTTAGCCGCTTCCTTTATTATTTTCCCTGTTAAGTCTCTGTCCGACCACCTAGTCATAACTACGACTATGGCCCCTCCAGGCTGTAGACGCTGACGCGGTCCAGACGTATACCACTCAAATACCCGATCAAACGCCGCAGGGTCACCTGTGGCTTCCTGTTCTGAATGAGGGTCGTCAATAATTAATAAGTCCGCACCCTTACCCGTTACCGTACCACCCACCCCGATAGCAAAATATTCCCCATCAAAATTAGTCGCCCACCGGCCAGCCGCCTTCGAGTCCTGCCGCAGAGATACATTAAAGATCTCCCGGTACTGCTCACTCATCACTAAATTCCTTACCTTCCTTCCGAAGTTCACAGCCAAATCCGCCGTGTTCGAAGTCTGTATCACCTTCTTATTCGGATATTTCCCTAAGTACCAACTCGGCAATAAATAACTAGCAAACTCAGATTTTGTGTGCCGAGGTGCGATGTTAATAATTAGTCTCTTTACTTTCCCCTCTGCGATCTCTTCAAACTTCTGCCCCATCAAGGCGTGATGCCGACCTAATATAAACCCAGGCCACATCTTCTTCACGTAAGACATGAAGGACTTCTGGCATCTCTCTCTTTCTAAAGCGTTTTTATATTCCACAACCTGACTTAACAGTTTCTCCTGTTCCGCCACGGGTAGCTTCGCTATCAGGTCACTTAAATTCATAGACATACCCCTTACCCCGTCCTAAGTCTTTTATGTTCTCATCCTTAAATAAGTTCTCCTTCTTTACATATCCCCTATATTCCCCACCCTGGTCATCCACCACCATCAGTACATAAATATCACACGGGTCTAGTCTTTTCTCTAGGGTAGCTAGAAGCCGCCCGTTCCTATACCTCGTACTCTTCACATCAATACTCTCACCACTCCTAGAAACAAAATCAACCCTCTTCTTGCCAGGACTCAAATCCACGTAATAGTTAAACAACTTCCCAAAACACATCTCCCCAATCATCCCATCCACATCCGCCTGAAACCCATCATCCATCCTCTTCTTATCCTCGTAATTCTTCCGCCCATGCGTCTGCCTCGACGCCGCAATAAACCTCGCCACCATCAACTCCATCTCACTTAACTCAACCCTCAATCTAAATTCCTGAAATTGATATACACCGGCCTTATCGTCCTACCCCTTCTCTCCACCTTCTTTATAGCCCCTATCCTCTCCAACTGATCCACAATCCTCTTCGTATTTCCTATCCCCATCTTCCCCCTCAATATCGCCAACTCCCTAATCGTCGGACTATATTGAAACTTCTTCCAGAACTCATCAATCAATATAAACACATCCCTCTGTACCGGCGACATCACTTCCACCATCTCATTTAACGTTGATTTTTTGGTAAATTTTATAGAACCCATAACTCAAACTCCAGTAACGTTACTGGAGTTTTGGTATGAAACGGTAAAAATAACTATACCCCGCCGCATTTGATGGTACCTTTTTAC